CTGATGGCTTGTGTTCACACCAATGCCTCTGATATGTGAGCCACGTTTGTAGCTGTTCTATGGCCGTCATATCGTCCCTCATAACTGATTTTCTAGGTGACTTCATAGGGAAGCTAAACACCGTTTGTGTGTCAGGTTTCATAACGTCCGGCTCACTAGGTATGCCACTATCTACCATGAAGTTAGTAAGAGGATCTTTATTATCGCCCCTAACAGTACGGATATAATAATGGCTATGACGAGGGTGGATACCACTGCTTGAGTCAACAAGCTGTGATACTGTCCCACTTGGTTTGACACAGGTGATAGCCGTGCTTTGTGGGATTCCAAAGATTGCTGACCATTCTTTGTTCGTTTCAACAGCGATCTGCCGTAGTGCCTCAAGCGTTTTATCAAGTCCATGTTTCTTTCCACTAGTTAATTCGTTATCCATTATACCTGTAAGGCTAACACCAAGAAGTCTTTCCTCTTCAGTATTGGTCTTCCACACCTTACGTAGATAAGGGAACTTAGTTAAGGTAGCTTGTGCTGTACCAAGTATAGTCGCAAGCATTACCTTCCTCTTCAGATCTTCAAACTTATCCTTCTCTCTAATAACCACTTCTGTTAAGTTACAAAACTGATAAGGTCTAAGTATTATTTCACTGCAAGGATTAGTGCCAAACTCGTAGTCTGCATCCCTTCTGCCAAACTTCTTTGCTTGTTCCTTTGCAGAGGTTCGATTAAATATGCCACGCTCTCCTGACTTTGACTCCACAAGAGATGTCCACTCTCGTAAGAATGTCTCACCATCCGGCTTGTCCGTGTAGCATACAGAGTTATTAGCAAGTGCCATCTGTGGTGCTGTCTCCCACCATTGCCCTGACTTAGCGTGACGCATACGTCCATCTGAAAGATTAGATAAACTAATCATAGCAGAACGTCTTACACCACCGGATACGACAACTTCTCCCACCTTGCACATAAGATTGTGACAATCATAACTAGACAGCTTACGTCCTGCGTTGTGCTTAAACAAGGCTGTAGTAAAGTTAAATAAGTCAAGTAAAGGAGCAGGACCTGATGCTCTACCACCAAATATCTTTAGCCTAGCACCTGCCGGTCTAACCTTTGACACATCCCAATGTGGAGACTCCCCCATATAGAGATGACCTATTAGCTTTCGTAGTGCTTTTGCCCAACCCTCTTTACTGTCCTGCACATCTATAACAGTGTCAACTTGTTCTATGGTTTGTGGTATCTCAGGGAGTTGATTGACATACTGTCTTTCTACAGAGAACCCAACACCTGTGCCACACAGCAGTATGTACATTGCTTCATCAAAAGATTTAGGGTCATCAACCGGCAGATAGCTACAGTTATATCCTGCTGTGTTATCTCTTTCCAGGGCAAGACCTGCTGTCATCAACGCTCTCATAGAGGGCATAACTTCTAATTTAGTTATGGAATCTTTTAACTGAGCAATAGGCAAATTACCCTTTACCTTTAACGACATAAAATCAACATATCTGCTGACAGTTTCTTCCCATGTTTCTCTTCTATTTTCGTTTGGTAGCCACCTAGCATACCTAGATACAGCTATAAATTTTTGATAATCGTTCATATGTTTGTTACCTTTATATTTTTAACGTGTATTTCATCCATGTCGTAAAGTAAATCTTTTACAATATCTCTTACAACAGCTTCACCTTCTCGCTTTTTATCTTCTTCAGCATATACCACAGGCATTAGATTAGAATCATCATCTATTTCTACTTCTGCTACTATCTTAAACTTCATGGGACTATACTCCTATTCTCTAACTCTCTAATCATTTCTTTAAGATACCACTCTGCCTTCTTCAAATCTTCTACACCGTTTTTATATCGCCATCTATGAAGATATTTTATCACATTGCCCTGACAATAGGAAGAAAAGTCTGCACCTAATTGTTGCTGAATATAGTCAATACACTCCATACCACCATTATTATAGTGGGGAGGATTGTTAACTGTATCTACTTCCACTTGCTCAGTGTTCCTAGTTGTATTCGCTTCTTCTTTTCTGTCAACCATTTTTTAGGTATCTCCTTATCTGTCCATTTAAATCCATATTTATCGCACCAATCACAGTACCTAGTCTTTGATCCCTTGTTAATTACGTTGTATGCGTTCTGAAACAAAAAGCGTATATCTAACTCAGGGTATTGTTCTTGTATAAGTAAATGCTTTACTCTGTCTCTAGACCTAAACCACCCTTTCGCCTCAATAATAATACCATTGTTAAGAACAAAATCAGGCTTGTAGATCCTGAACATTTGCACTGCGTATTTGATTGACATTTTTTCATATCGAATCCTTTGTTTAAGGAGGCGCAACTCTTTGGCTACGCTCTCCTCAAATTTACTTCTGTACTGTATCTTGGGCATCAGCTAGTTTTACATAGTTTACCAATGGTGGTGTTGCAGATTTAGAAACCTTTGATGGTAAGACTTGAAGATTATCCCAACACTTTTCTCTGTAAGAACACAAGCTACATTCAATACCTAATTTTAAGTTACCACTAGGTTTGCCGTAGTACGTTTCCTCTACCGGCTCGTAGCATCTTTCAAAAGGTTCATCGTTATTTATGTAGTCAACCGTGCTTTGTATCTTCTCCATCTCTTCATCTACGTTCACTGCATCAGCACTAACGTATTTAAAGTTTCCGTTTGCTTTGTTTACAACCCACCATCCACCGACAGGAACACCTTTCGCTTTTGCGTAGCCAACGAGTTGTGACACATACCCAAAGCTGTCTTTGCTCTGCAGTGTTTGAAAGTCTGTAAATTTATTTTCGTATGCCCAAGGAGAGGATGATTTAACGTCATCAACCTTTCCGTTTAGTACAAGATCATACGTCCCATCAATATTAACACTCTTTGTTTTTAAAGATACCTGTTCACTATCTTCAAACTTAACTTTTGCCGCCCTTAAAAGCCCCTTAAAGACAGCCTCAGTTATATCTCCAAGCATCATATTGATGAGAAAGAAAGGGGAGTCAGAGAGTTTTTCCTCCGGATGGTTTTTGTCAAACCACAACTGACACTTCTTACGTCCAATGTTTGACATACGAAGTTTAAACTTTCTCTTCTCCCCTGAGAATTGACGACTCAGGGCATCCTTAACATCCTTAACCACAATGTTAATAATGGCCTTGCTCATGCGAGACTCACCTTGCATAGCCTTCTGTAAGAAAGAATGAATCGCCACTTCTGCAGGATGGTTCATGTCTACTCCTCAATCTCAACGATGTTAGAAGCAATAGCATCTTCCTGATCTGATAACTCCTCAGGCCTACGATGCTCCTCCCACTTACTCATCGTTATTGAGTTCATAGACTCAACCCACTCAACAAAGTTATTCAACACTTCCTGATCGTCAGTGGTGATCTCTACTACTTTACCTAGTGTAGGCTTTAGAACTGCGTAGGTTGCCCCACTAGGAATACTCTTTACTTCTGACCCAAGGTGCAGTAGGTGTTGAATGGGAAGCCTATTCTTTCTTTGAATCTGACCAAACATATCCGTCATAGCCTTAAAGCTATCTCTGTTTTTTATCCTCATCAAGAAAGGGAACTCTTTAACATTCACAGGTTTACCGTCAGCGTCCTTGGCTTTGTCAAGTGTACACAGACCAAATATGATTTTGAACCTATCCGTTGCTCTCATAAGGTCTTGTGTCTCTTGTGGCAACGAACTAAAGTCTTTTACATAACCTGAAGGTCTACCACAGTTGAAGCCTCCATAGTTATCCTTTAGATCTCCATTCAGAGATGTTGCCATCACAGTTCGTAACATTCTGCCCTCACCTCCATCAGGTCTTTGATATGACTTATCATATCGTTGAAACTGAAAGCGTTGCATAAAGGGACGAACCGTTATCTTATCACTATAATATATAGTGTCGTCCGGAAAGGTAACAGAGAAAGCTCCGGCTTTTACAATGGCAACCTCCATTGACTCACCGTCCACCTCTTTTGTACCCATCACGTTCTGATGAACTTGCTTTATTTCTGCCAAAGCTGATGTGCTTTTTGCAGGAACATTTGACATACCCATCAACTCAGCTAAGTCAGTGGGTGATTTACCTATTATCTCTAATGCGTTTTCCATATATTTTACTCCTGTTTAGAAATGGAATTGTATCAGTTGACATCTTTAACGTCAAGCCAATTATCACCTATTTTAGCCTCTAGTAATAACGGAACATTAACATCGATATCAAAGTGGGACTCAACAATACTCTTTAAATTTTTATTCACTTCATCTATGATCCTAAGAACGGTTGCCTCCTCTAGTGGATGCACATCTAAAACCACGGAATCGTGTACACTATTAACCAACATACTCTTATAATCCTCTAGTCTTTTCTCTATCTCCAACAAGACTATTGGAACTATATCACCTGTAGCAAACCCTTGTACAGGATAGTTTTTAATCATGGTAAAGTGGGTTGGAGTTCCACTTGCCCTTCTCTCCACATCAGGAAAAGCATACTGCCTACCTGAGGGTATCTTTATTCTGCCAAGGTTTATGGCCTCGTCACCTAACTTCTTATGCCACTTGGCTATGCCTTTATACTTGTCCATAAAATGTGTGTAATACTCAGCCTCAGCTTTCGTTCTACCGTACCCTGTAGCTCCGTAGAGAGGCGCAAAGGTATGTGCCTTAGCTTCTTGCCTAGACGTAGG